GCGTTTCTATAAATGGTGACGAAAATAAAGAATATTCGTTAGTTTTTTTTGAAGACAATAAAATTATATATAAAACTAATATAAAAAGCAATCATTGGTCTAAAATACTTAAGCAATATTTTGGAAATTATAAAGTTGACGTATTTTGTGAAGATAAATTAATTAAGTCAGAATCTTTAAACTTATTAAATAAATCCGTATTGATCAATATACAGTCTTCTTCTTTGGGAGATTCATTGGCGTGGATTCCTCAAATAGATAAATTTCAAAAACTGCATAATTGTATTGTCTATGTAAAATGTAATTGGAAAGAGTTGTTTGAAAAAAGTTATCCTAATTTAAATTTCTATGATGCTCATAGAGAGTGTTACGCTTCGTATGACATCGGATATTTCAAGGAATGGAAAGATTTGGCGCCGAGTGATCCTAGATTAACTCCACTACCAAAAATTGCATCTGATATTTTGGGGATGTCTTATGAAGAAATAAAACCTAAATTATTATCAGAACCTTCGGTTTCTAATAAAAAGTATGTGTGTATCGCTATACAAAGTACGTCTCAATGTAAGTATTGGAATAATAAAACCGGTTGGGATGAAGTAGTTAAATATTTAAATAATCTAGGATATGAGGTGTGGTGTATAGATAAACATAAAATTTTTGGAAAACCACCTGTTTTTAACAAGATACCGGCGGGAGCTATAGATAAAACTGGAGATTTTCCATTGGTGGAAAGAATGAAACAAATCACGGGAGCAGAATTTTTCATTGGTTTAAGTTCAGGTTTGGCTTGGCTGGCTTGGGCATGTGGAAAACCTGTAGTTATGGTTTCTGGATTTACAGATGTTTTTAATGAATTTTCTAATCCTTTAAGAGTGATTAATAAAAATGTTTGTAATAGTTGTTGGAATGATTCAAGTCACAGGTTCGATCCATCAAATTGGCTTTGGTGTCCAAGAAATAAAAATTTTGAATGCTCTAAAGAAATAACTTTCGAAATGGTGAAGGAAAAAATCGATCTATGCATCGATGATTTAAAAAAAAATAAACAAAAAAACTTTAATTGGGGAGATCAAGATGATTTTTTTAAACAGACTGTAAACAAAGAAATTTTTGAAACAAAAATCTATGAAAAATTTTTTAAAGTAGATAAAGATGATATTGTTGTTGATTTAGGATCTTCGGTTGGCCCATTTATTTATTCAATATTAGACAATCAGCCTAAAAAATGTTATGTGGTTGAACCACTAACCAACAATATTAAAACATTAAAATTGAATATAAATTCTCCGATAGTTGAAATTATACAAGGAGCAATAACAGATAAAAAAGAAGTCGAAATAACTTGGAATAACGTGACAGAAAATGTTTCTGGTTTTACTTTTGATGAATTTTTGCAAAAAAACAATATAACAAAAATAAATTTTCTAAAAAGCGATTGTGAAGGCGGCGAATATGATGTTTTTCAAGAAAAAAACGTATCTTTTCTAAAAACAATTCCCAAAATTGTCGCAGAATTTCATCTGACAAATAATAGTGACTTGCATAAGCAAAAATTTAGAAATTTTAGAGATAAAATATTGCCGTTATTTAATGATTTTGAAGTTTATTCAGTAGATGGAATAGACATTAAATGGAATTTGCAAAACGAATATTTTTTGGAATATTATGCTCAAGTTTTATTTTATTTTAGGAATTAAGATTCTGTAATTCCTTAAAAATTTCCAAATAATTATCGCATTGAATTTTTATTGTAAATCTTTTCATTGCGCTTTCATAGCAATCGTGAGAATTGATTTTTTCTAAAATTGTTGAAATTGCGTTTTTAAATTTTGATGATTATCAAATAGGTTGGGTTTTTAAAAGTAAAATGCGTTTAATATGCTAATAGAAAATTTAAAATCTTGGCGAGATTCTTTTATGACCTTTAATAAAAAATTAGTGGTTACAAATGGATGTTTTGATATTTTGCATGCTGGTCACGTTCACTATTTGAATGAAGCAAAATCTTTAGGAGACTATTTGTTAGTGGGTATAAATTCTGACTCTAGCGTTAAAAAATTAAAAGGTGAAAACCGACCAATTAATATACAATCGTATAGAGCTTACATATTAGATAATTTAAAATGTGTGGATTTTGTATATGTTTTGACGAACTAAGATGTGTAAATTTTTTGAAAATTTCTAAACCTGACATATATATAAAGGGTGGAGATTGTACTCTTGAAACTTTAAACGAAGAAGAAAAAAAATCTCTGACCGAAAATAAGTCGGATATAAAATTTATAAAATTTAAACATGATATATCCACTACAAATATAATAAATAAACTATGAATGACGTTATAAAATTTACCGACGAAGAATTAAGAGCTATTAAAACTCTACAAGAATCATATCAAGAAAAATTGATTATGTTTGGCCAACTAAATATAGAAAGAATTTCTATTGAACAGGCTATAAAATCTATAAACGAATCGGAAAATAAACTTCGTGAAGAATACTTGAAATTGCAAGAAGATGAGTCTAAATTGTTGTCGGATCTAAGTACCAAGTATGGAGATGGAACACTTTCTTTAAAAGATGGTACTTTTACCCCACAAAATAAATAAAATAAATTTATAATAAAATGTTGTTTGGAAAATTTAAATATATTTATATTTAGATTTTTACATCTATTTTTAAAAAAGTAGAACTTTGAAAGGAACAACATATGCCAATTACAGAAGGTGGAAGATTTAGTCCGGTTAACCAAATAGTGTCTCCGGGCGTTTTTACAAGAGAAAACGACCTCAGCGGTCTCGCGCAAGGTGTCGCTGACATAGGCGGAGTTGTCGTCGCGCCGTTTGCAAAAGGACCAGGTTTTTCTCCCACGTTAATTACCTCCGTAACTGATCTTGAAGAACGATTTGGAGTTGCGGATGGTGTATATTACGGACCTTATACCGCCAAAGAGTATTTACAAGAACAAGGAAGAGTCACCGTATGCAGAGTAGGAGCACTCACAGGCTATAAACAAAACAATCCGTTGATGATTTATGCAGTTCCTGGAAATTGGGATCGTGTGGGAGTAACTGCTTCGGTAGAAACTGGCTCCAATGCTTCCTATGCAGTAAGTTCAGATGGTTCAACTAATCCTTTAGATTTTATTACATATACATCTGATTCTAACTCAGGATCCCTTACCATGAGTAACGTCACCGTAATAGCTACGTTCGAAGATAATACATCATCTTTTCATCCTTCTGGTTCAGGAAGTGCAGAGTACGCCGGTAAAACGGTAAATCTTGGAACGTTTAGTTCTAAATTAACTGAACTTTACCAGGCGTCAGCTGCCACCGTTGAAGGTGGATCAGGTTACACGGCCAGCAACAGCGTAATTACAATGTCTGGAGGCGTCTTCACGACGCCGGCGACCTTTAAGGTAACAAACGTAGTTTCGGCTGTTACCAGCGGTTCGATAAATAACGCCGGATTAAATTACACGGTGGATGACGTCGTTACCTTAGAGGGGGGGGCGGGCTCGTTCACGACATTTAGGGTAGCCTCGATAGGTCTCAGCGGTAGCGTTGCGTCCTTGGCGTTAAATTCGTCCGGTTCTTACACATTAAAGCCGGGCACCACCACTGGGGTGGCCACTTCTGGCGGGACTGGGACGGGCTTGGCCGTCAACGTCAACTTCATCGACGGTCGGCCGGCATCGGTAGAATTGACTGGTTCGAACAGTTACACTGTAAAACCAGGAAAGTCACAAATTGCCACTACCGGCGGGACTGGAAACGGAGCTAAAGTAAATCCGACTTTCACGGCATTGAACCTAGAATTTTATATCAATTCTAATATTCAAAATAGTGATAGTGCTTCTGGTTTATCTAAACTCACTCAAGCGTTATTAGAATCTACCTCTACCACATCTAACTTTTCAATGACTTTAACGGAAGTTTTTATTACTGCATCATCGACGTTTGATACAGAAGATGGTTCTGTTTTAAAAATAAAAAATCCTATATTTAAAGCATTTCGATCTGAAGGCGGTTGTGGCACGGTGTTGTATCTTGTGTCAGGAAGTATACAAGGTGAATATGGACCTTATACAGGAGATTTCATCAGTTCTTCCGCTGTAAGTTCGGATCCGTGTGCTTCTACAAATTCAGGCGCTTTGCCTCAGATATTGGCAGTTTTGGCTAATACCAGAAATGCTAATCAAGATTTATCTGATTTGAGTATTCCTGGTTTCATTGGTGGTTTGACTACAATTACTTCTTCTACGCCAGAAAGAGCCACAAGCTTAGAATTTGATTTAAAATTAAGTAGTTCTGCTGGTAGTGCATTTGGAACATATAGATTTTCATTGGATCCAAATAATAGTAAATATATAACTTCTGTGTTTGGTGATGATCCTACGGTTGGTGATCCTGCTAAACAAGTTAGTGGACAAAAAATTGAAGCCGCTTACATATATTCAATATTCGAGGATACGATTGAACAGGTAAAATCAAAAAAAGAAAATTGGATGATTAAAGTTGGAACTACTATCGAGGGTCAAAATCGTGTTGGTAGTTTATTGAATTTCTCTGATCGTTATTCCACGGATTTAAATAAAGGAGATAGCGCGTTTGGTCTTAAACAGGCTGAGACTCCATTCATCACCTCACAAACTGTTGCTCCCTGGACTGGTACAGCTGGTTCGGCTGTTCCAGGTAAATTCAATTTGTTTAAGGTTCATACTTTAGGTGATGGTACTGGTGAAAATACACGGTTTAAAATTGAAATTAGTAATGTTAAACTGGCAGGTACTGTTCCTGGTTCTGATTATGGTAGTTTTACTCTAAGTGTTCGTAGTTATAGTGACACCGAGAAACGTCCTAAATATTTAGAGAGTTTCCAAAACTTAAATCTTGATCCTGATTCTGCAAATTTCATTGCTCGTAAAATTGGTGATCGATACAACTTCATTACCTTTGCCGGTAAAATTATTGAATTTGGAACTTATGTCAACTTGAGTAAATATATTCGTATCGAGATGACTACAGATATTTATCCTGTTGATGCGGTTCCTTACGGCTTCCGAGCATATGCTACTCCAATGGATAGTAACTATAGTACATTCTTGCCTACAATGAAATATACGAAAGCTTCAACCTATAGTGAAACTCCAGGTAAATATGCTTCAGGAGTAATGATTGGAGAAGTGCCTGTAGGTGCTCCTGACGCTCTTAGAGCTTTGTATCCTACCGCCTCTTCAGGTGTAGGATGTAATCGTGACAATGAACAATATTTTGCTCCGCTTCCTGCTTTCGGTTCAAATGATAGCAACGGAGAAAACGTTGATTTTGATTTGGAATCAGATTATACAATCGGAGGAGTTACTTCAGGAAATGGAGTTCCCTCCTATTATATCGCGGCTGACGAATCTACTAACGTTAAAAAACGTAAATTCGTTTTAGGCATGCAGGGTGGATTTGATGGACAGTGGCCCGCCATTCCTATTAATATTGGTTCTGATATAATTGCTGGAAATACTCAAGGATTAAATTGCGTAAATATTAATAGTGCTGGTAGTATAGCTTACAAACAATGTATAGGAGCACTGGGTAACGCAGATGAATTTGATATTAATTTGATTGTTACTCCAGGCATTTTCTCTAGCTTACACAGTTACGTAACAAATCTTGTGGTTGACATGTGTGAAGCTCGTGGAGATTGTTTCTATATTATGGATAACGTAGTTTTCCCCTCGAGCAATCAAAGTGTAGGACTAATTGATTCAGCGGTAAATCAAGCCTCAACATATGATACAAATTACGCTGCCACTTATTATCCGTGGGTGAAGATATTAGATACAAATCTAAATAAGATTATAAGTGTTCCGCCTAGCGTAGTGTTACCTGCTATTTACGCAGCTAATGATGCCGCTGCCGCAGAGTGGTTTGCTCCGGCCGGCTTGAATCGTGGTGGTATCACTCAAGCTGTTCAAGTTTTAGACAGACTGACGCATTCTGAACGTGATACTCTATACGAGGGAAGAGTCAATCCTATCGCTGCATTTCCTGGTCAAGGAATTTGTGTGTGGGGACAGAAAACTCTTCAGCAAAAGCCAAGTGCTTTAGATAGAATTAACGTTCGTAGATTGTTGATCGCATTAAAGAAATTCATCGCAAGCAGTTCTAAATTCTTGGTGTTTGAACAGAACGTGGCATCCACAAGAAATAGATTCTTAGGTATCGTGAATCCATATTTAGAAAGTGTTCAACAGAGAAGTGGTCTATATGCCTTCCAAGTTGTGATGGATGAAAGTAATAATACACCGGATTTGATTGATAGAAACATATTGTATGGTCAAATCTATCTACAACCTGCCAAAACGGCTGAATTCATTGTTCTTGATTTTAATATATTACCAACTGGTGCTGCTTTCCCAGGCGCTTAATATTTAAATTCCATTCGAAAAAATTGGCGACTAAACAAGTTGCCAATTTTTTTATTTAGATTTATTAAATTATAACTACATAAATATTGTAGTTTTAGTCGGTTGCAGATATACTTATCCATATGACTATTGAAGAATTGAATTTGTTTTTGGAAAAAAATCGTGAAAATTATTCTATTCAACTTAAAAGAATGCATCCAGATTTTTATCGTGACATCGATGGTATGTATGATTTTGAATCATTTGGCCAAAAGCTTTATCATTTTTTGAATGGGGAAAATGTTGGTCGATGTGAGTCGTGTGGGAAAAAATGTAAATTTGATGGAATTTACAAGGGTTACAGAAATCGGTGTTCTTATAAATGTGTGGGCGACTCTAAACATAAAAACAGTCACGAGACTCGAAATTGTGTTGTGTGTAATAAAGAGTTTGATGTTTATAAGAAAAGGAAAAAGATTACATGTTCTAAGGGTTGTTTATTAACATTGAATTCTAGTAAAGATGTAAATGAAAAAAGAATGAATACATTGAGAAATACAATGTTAAAAAAATATGGAGTTGATCATGCTTCCAAACTGTCAGATTTTGTTTTTAAATCCAAGAAAACCAAACTTGAGAAGTATGGAGATGAGAATTATGTAAATATAAATAAGGTTAAAAATACAAAGATTGATAAATATGGCGATGAAAATTATGTGAATATAGATAAAGTTAAAAAGACTAAACTAGAAAAGTATGGCGATGAGAATTATAATAATAGACCCAAAGCTCGGACCACTTTAATTGAGAAATATGGATTGCCCTATTCTCCAAATGTTTCGATTTCTACAAAGAAGAATTTGAAATCTGGAAAAATAGGATTTGGAACGGATGGGTTTTTAAAAACCATGCGAGATAGATATGGAGTTGAAAATGCGATGAAGAATTCAGATGTTTCTCGTCGTTCTAAAAATGAAAAAAATAAAAAATATTTAGAGAGGTTATTTAAAAAGATAGAAGATAAGTTCGTTCCGATGTTTTCGGAATCAGAGTATTTGGGAAATAAAGTTGGCGGAGTAGGAATTCCTTATAAGTTTAAATGTAAAAAATGTAATGATGTATTTAGTGACATTATATCAAATGGAAAAGATCCGAGATGTTTATCGTGCGAACCGTATCCAACGAAAAGTGGAATTCAGTTAGAGTTGGTAGATTTTATTAAATCTAAATTAGGAAATGAGTGTTTAATTGTTAAGGATGACAGAACTGTAATAAATCCACTTGAGTTGGATGTTTACATTCCAGAGAAGAAATTGGCAATAGAACTTGATGGAATTTATTGGCATGGAGAGTCTTGTGGTAAAGATAAAAATTATCATCTGAACAAGACTGAAAAATGTGAGGTGGCCGGCGTGAGACTAATCCATATATTTGAAAATGAGTGGATGAATAACCAAGATATTGTTAAACGTAGGTTGACTCATATTTTAGGGTTAAATAACGCAGAAAAAATCTATGCTAGAGATTGCGAGGTTCGTGTTGTCGGCTCAAATATCGCTTCTCGTTTTTTAACATTAAATCATTTGCAGGGGCCTGATAAATCCTCAATTAAATTAGGATTATTCTATAATGATAAACTTGTATCAGTAATGACCTTTGGTAATAAACGTGTCGCTTTAGGAAATTCCACTAATACCGCAGATGATGAATATGAACTGTATCGATTTTGCATGTCTCAGACCGTGATTGGGGCGGCTGGAAGGATGTTTTCATATTTTGTTAAAAATTATAATCCTGAATCCGTAATAAGCTATGCGGATAGGCGATATAGTAAATCAGGAGAAGCGTTTTATAAAAAATTGGGGTTTGATTTGTCAAGTATAACGTCTCCTAACTATTGGTATTTCTATAAAAGCAATGCGTTAAAATTGTATCACAGATTTAATTTTAGAAAAAATGTTCTAAAAGATAAGCTTAAAATTTTCGATGAAAACTTAAGCGAATGGGAAAACATGAAAAACAACGGATATGATAGAATTTGGGATTGTGGACATTTAAAATACGAGTGGAAAAAATAATTATTAAAAAAAATAAATTATTTATTATATTTTGATATTTATAGTATATGAAAATCGATACTAAGATTTTCGTTGAGTACGACGATAACAACATTGAACATGTATTAGCCGGTCCTGAATACGGTCAACCCTGGAGTGACGGTTGGAACGGAGAGAATTCGATCGAACAACTATTACATAAAAAATACACCTTTGACAATTTTGATATTTTATTTTCCTTAAGTACTTAATTTTAATTATATTGTACTTGTTTTACTTATTTTAGTTATTGTGCTTGTTTTGCTTGCAACAGCATGTTGTACATATAGTTTTTTATAAAACAAAGTCAACTATTTATATTTTAAATGGATATTTATTATACAACGATATGACTGATATTGAAATAATATACCTTGATATGGATGGCGTATTATGCGATTTTCATCTTGAATTTAAAATTAAATCAGGAGTTGATGTTGCTGAATATGAAAAAACCAAAGGATCGCAATCGTTGTGGAAGTTTATAAATGACGCGGGAGTGGAATTTTGGGAAAACATGACTCCGATGAAAGACATGGAAGATCTTAAAAGTTTTGTATTTAAAAACTTTGTTCGCGTTGGAATTTTAAGCAGTTCAAGTGAGAAAAACGGAAGTATTTATGCAGATGAAGGAAAAAGATTGTGGCTTAAAAAATATAATTTTACATCGCAAATTGATGCTTCGGATATTATTATTGTTGGATCAGCGCAGGATAAACAGAAATATGCGGGGCCTGGAAAAATATTAGTTGACGACTACAAGAATAATATCGATTCTTGGAGAGCTAAAGGAGGAATCGGAATTCAGCATTTTAATGCTAATAGAACAATTGGTGATCTTGAACGCATTAACGCCGAAAGGATTATTAAAGAACTTTACAGATATGTTTGATCGATTATATCAATCCACTTTAAATCCTGCCATATGGCAGTCTGATGAAAACATCAAGCCTGAAATTTCTGCAAAGCTTTTAAAAATCGCTTCTGATTTTTATGCAGAAATAAAAATAAAGCCCGCTCTTAAAGATGTATTATTATTAGGAAGTTCTGCAAACTATAACTGGACGACTACAAGTGATATAGATATTCATTTGGTTATTGATATTAACGAACTAGGAGTCGATCAAAAAGAAGCGCAGAATTATTTAAACGCTTTAAAATCAAAGTGGAATTACGAACATGACATTACTATTAAAGGTTATAACGTCGAAGGTTATATTCAAGACGTAAATCATAAAACACATGCGACTGGAATTTATTCTTTAATGAAAGGATATTGGATTGTTAAGCCGAAAAAACAAAAGGTGATAATAGATAAAGAAATGGTCAAGAGTAAATATAATGATTACGTTTATAAAATAAATAGATTTACAGAAGAACCTACCACAGTAGATAAGTTGAATACGCTGATTAATGACTTATATAAAATGAGGCAAACTGGATTAGATTCGTCTGGAGAAATGAGCGTAGAAAATGTTGTGTTTAAACTTTTAAGATCTAAAGGATATATAAAAAGAATAAGAGATTTAAAAAAAGATGTATACGATCATTCGGTGAGTATTTTTGAAAAAAATTAAGCGGTATAAACCCAGGCCGAGTGGCCACAATCCCAAATTCTATCATATCCGTTGTTTTTCATGTTTTCCCACTCACTAAGATTTTCTTCATACAAAGGCAACAATTTTTTCAATTTATGTTTCTGAAAGCTAATTCTTCCTAATAAAGTTTTATAATTATCCGATATATAAAAATAATTGGGAGAGGTGTTATGTGTAAAATTAAATTTTAATTTAAGATATACTTCGCCGGAAAAAAATCGACGATCACTGTAAGTAATAATGTTTTTGGGATTGTATTTTTTTAAAAAGAAAGAAAATAACTTTTCCGCTCCACCGACAACGTTTGAATACAATTTGTTACAATAACGACTAAGTTCGTATTCGTAATTTTTATTATATCTACTTTTACAAAATGTCATTGCCGACACCAACATATTGTTATGAAACAAACCAATTTTAAAAAAAGACTTATCGTTTCCCTGAATATGATTTTCGTTTAAAAAATTTTTACATTCTTCTTTGTTAAGAATTTTTACAGTGCAGTTACGAGCATAAAATTTATTATCACATTTTTTAAATTTATTTTTTAAAATTGATTTCACTATTTCTTTTTTATCATTCCATTCATTTTCAAAAATCTGAACACACTCAACTTCTTTTCTTAGACATTTTTTGGTTTTTAACAAATGATATGTTTTATTTTTACCGCCAACCAATTCGCTGTGAGATTGCAAATCCACAAGATCGACTACAATTTTTTTCGATGGAATATATAAATCTACTTCTTGAGGATATAGTATAGTTAGATCATCAACAATAATCGTTTCATCTTTTTCTAAAATATCTTTTAAAAACAAACACAATTCGTTTTGGTTTTTAAATAAAATATCTTTATCACATTTTTTACATAAAGGTTTACTTCCATCTATAAGTTTGTAAAAATCAAGAGAATCGCATCGGTTACATTTAAATTTGTATCTAATAATTTCAGAAGACATTCCCTGTAGATCATTTAAACTAAACAGAGGTGTAAAATTCTCAAATTCTGGCAAATTTTTAAATTTAATAAACATATTCGAGCGATGTTTATGCCTTAGCTCTTCTCTTTGAGAGGCATGTTCCACACCATATTTTTTCAAACACGTTTGTTTTATTTTGTCCGAACAAGCTGAAGTTTTTCTATAGTTCACAACCCCATATCTGTCAAACATGGTTTTTTCCATTTGTTTAAGATTGTTATAATTTTCAGCACCGTATCTGTTTTTCAATGTTAACTTAACCTTTTCCCTGTGTCCATCCATATGACTTGGATGATCAACACCATATTTACTCAACATCGATTTTTTAAAATTTAATTTTGTAGCATCGGTCAACATAGGGTGTTCTACTCCATATTTTTCAATAAACGTTTCTTTTTGACTACATTTCATTTTTGCTATAACCGATGGAGATTTCTGTGAACAAGCTCGACTACAATAAACTTGATGTTGTTTTGAATATTTAATTAAAAAATTAACGCCACATGTTGGACATTGTTTTGTCACGTTAATCGGATTCTTTCTACGTCTACCCATAAAATATTACCTTTTAGTTCGAAAGCTGTAAATATAATTATTAAAGTAAAAATTAAAATCATTTTTTTTGTTTTTTTTATTATTTATACTCAACGATGAATATAACATCAAAACATCAAAATAAGGAATTTTAAATTATGGCAGACTTATTACAATCCAATGAAATCTTTTTCACAGCTTTCGAACCTAAAGTTCAAAATCGCTTTATCATGTATCTTGATGGAATTCCGTCCTTCCTAATCAAGAAAACAGATCGACCCAAAATTAACGCAGCTGTAAAAGAATTAAACCACATCAACATTCAAAGAAAATATCGCGGAAAGAGCAAATGGGAAGATGTGACAATAGAATTGTATGATCCAATTGTTCCGTCCGGCGCACAAGCAGTCATGGAATGGATTCGTTTACACCACGAATCAGTGACTGGTCGAGACGGATATAGTGATTTTTACAAAAAAGATGTCACAATTAACGTTCTAGGACCTGTTGGAGATAAAGTGGAAGAGTGGACTCTTAAAGGAGCATTTATCACAGGTACAACCAACTTCGGTACGCTTGATTGGAGTAACGACGGCGAGCATATAGGAATCACCATAACTCTCAGTATGGATTACTGTATCCTCCAATTCTAAAAATTGTTTAAAGGATATCAAAGAAAGTTCGCCACTAAACCGGCGAACTTTTTTATTTTTTAATGGATTGAATTATATGTATTTCAAGTTAGAATGACAGGTGGAGACGCATGATAAAATTAAAAAATACATATTATATAGTAAAAAATTGTGAAGTATGTAATAACGAATTTGAATCTTTAATAAAAAGAAAGCAAAGATTTTGTTGTGTTAAATGCAGTTCTCAAGCGACGGCGAATGACAAAAATCGTATTGATAAAATAAAGAGCACAAAATTAAAAAAATATGGATCTGAGACGTATGTTAATCCAGAAAAAGCAAAAAAAACGTGTTTAGAACGATACGGCGTAAATAATGCGTCAAAATCATCGGAGGTCATCGATAAGATTAAAACTACAAATAAAAAGAATTTTGGGGTTGAGTGTTCTTTTCAATCAAACGTGGTAAAAGAAAAAATAAAAATTTCAAATTTAAAAAAATACGGAACGGAAAATCCATCACAATCTAAGATGGTCAAAGAAAAGGTAAAAAACACGGTTAGAAAAAAATACGGATGTGATAATGTTTTTAAATGTGAGTCAATTAAATCTAAAATTCACAACACCAATATAGAAAAATACGGAAATAAAATACCTGTAAATTCTGATATTATAAAATTAAAAATGGTTAAAAAAAATCGGTTGCGTCGATGGGAAAAGTTAAGATCCAATCCAAAAATAAACGAACATGTTTCTGTTTGTTTTGAAAACGAAGAGTATGTTACGACGGATAAATCAAATTTATATAAATTTAAATGTAATAAGTGTGAGGCAATTTTTGAAGATCACATAGACGGCGGACATATTCCCAGATGTTTGGTTTGCAATCCATACATTCGAGGAACATCGATTATGGAACAAGAAATATCCGATTATATCAAATCGTTGATGGGTGCCGAAGTGGAAATACAAAAAAAACAAAGAGGTATTATTTCGGGTGAACTTGATATATACATTCCGGCTAAAAACGTTGCAATAGAATTTGACGGAACATATTGGCACAGTGAGTTGGCAGGAAAAAAATCAAAAATGTATCATTTAAAAAAAACAGAAGAATGTCTTCAGAAGAACATTAGACTTATTCACATATTTGAGGATGAGTGGATTAAAAAAGAAAACGTGGTCAAAACTCGACTATCTCACATTTTAGGTAAAAATGCAAAAAATAAGATTTATGCTAGAGACTGTGAAATCCAAGAGATTAATTCAAAAGATTGCGATCAGTTTTTGGAAACACACCATCTTCAGGGAAAATGCAATTCATCGATACGGTTAGCTTTAATTTTTAAAGGAAACCTTGTATCGGTTATGACATTTGGAAAACTCAGAGTCATTCTAGGAAACAAACATAAAGAAGATGAATACGAAATGTATAGATATTGTTCAGAAAATCTGATAATAGGTGGAGCTAGTAAACTTATTAAATATTTTATAAAGACTTACAATCCTAAGAAAATAATATCATACGCGGATAGAAGGTGGAGTATTGGAGATATTTATAAAAAGTTAGGATTTTCTTTTGAATCAAACACGCCGCCTAATTATTTTTATATAAAATATGGCAATCCAGATAGATTACATAGATACGGGTTTGTTAAACACAATCTTGATAAAAAACTGAATAAATTTGATAAAAACTTAACCGAATGGCAAAATATGCAACTTAATAATTACGATAGAATTTGGGATTGTGGACACTCTAAGTGGATTTTTTCAAAATAATTTTTATTTTTATATATTTATTACTGAAACTATATGAATAAAAAAGTTAAATTAAAAGAATATGTGAGAAGTTATATAAGAATTATCTTGGAACAAAATGAACAAGATAAAGAAAACGAGACGTTTGATAAAGAAATAAAAGACTTAGAATTAAAACGTGACGAGTTTGATTTAAAGGCAAAATCTAAATCATTAGAAAAAGCAAAATATAATTTGAAGAAAGCACAAGAATCATTAAAATCTGCAAAAGATTCTGGAGAAAAAGATTTAACTGAAAAAGAACAGTCGGTAAAAAATGCAGAAGAAAAAGTTAAATCTGCAGAGGCCGCTGTTAAATCCGCATCAATCGTAAAAAAGTAAATTTTAAAAATACATTAAATATAAAAAGAAAAAAAAGTAATTGGTTACTATATATTAAAAACATAATGTTATATGGAAGAAGATACAATTAATATTACACGACCACAAAAAGAAACCTCGATCAACGTTCCTGATTCAGTCAGACTGGCAGCCAAATCAACTGCTAATAAACCAGTCGAGAAACCCAAGTATCCATCAGAAACGATTGGATTGCCTAGCGAGGGATATTTTTACAACTCAAATTCACCTTTAAGTAAAGGTGTTGTAGATATAAAATACATGACTGCAAAAGAAGAAGATATTTTAACGAGTCAAAATTTGATTAAAAAAGGAGTGGTGTTGGAAAAACTTTTGGAGAGTTTGATTGTTACCGATGGAGTTAAAACCGATGAATTATTAATTGGCGATAAAAATGCTCTATTTGTCGCATCAAGAAGATTGGCGTATGGCGATAGTTATGGACCACTTCAAGTTAAATGTCCTAAATGTGGAAAAGAAAACAACTGTTTGATAGATTTATCAAAAGTAAATAACAAAGAGTTTGAGTTTGAAAAGTATGAACGTGGAGTAAATTTATTTGAATTTGTTTTGCCCGCGTCAAAAGTAACATTAAAATACAAGTTATTGACACATCGTGATGAAAGTTCAATCGAGCAAGAATTGACTGCACTCAACAAAATCAACAAGTCAGGAGCTTCGTCTGAAATCACTACTCGTTTGAAAAAAATGATTGTCAGCATAGACGGAAATGAAGATCGACAGATTATCAACAAGTTTGTTGATCAACAGATGTTATCCAAGGATAGTTTAGCATTTAGAAGTTACGTTAAAGAAAATACACCTGATATCGACATGGCGTTTGATTTTGAGTGTTCTGACTGCCAACATAACGAAAGGATGGGCATACCGTTGTCGGTATCCTTTTTTTGGCCTGACACCGGAGTATAAAGTTTACTTACATCAACAGATTTTTCAGCTTGGTTATTACAGCCAAGGAGCTATAAATGTTGATATAGCTTATGATTTACCTGTTTATTTAAGAAATTTCTACTATAAACAACTTACCGAAATCAAAGAAAAAGAATCTAGCGAATATAATAAATCTTCAAAATACGCAGCAAAACCATATTGATTTTATATTTATATTTATATAAATTATGGCCGGCAAAAAATTAAAATCTGATACGGATTTTCCCCACGATCTCACGAAGGTAGCCGAGGAAATGGCTAAATTAAATAAACTTTTGGCCGAGTACAATGAATCGATGGATATAACAAAAGAATCTGTTAGATTATATAGAAAGCAAATAGATGATCTTAATGATTCCGTAAGAAATTATCAAACTCTCTTGAAAAACAAAAGGGAAATCGAAGAACAGAAAAACAAAAAGGAAGTCGAAGAACAGGCTAGATTAACGAAAATTTCGGACGAACGCACGGAATCGATGAAAAAAACAATTCAATCTCTTAAATTATATAAAACGGAAATAGATCGTGTTGTTCAGTCTGAAAAAGATTTACAAGAATCTTTTGAAAAGCAAATAACGACAGACAAAGAATACGCAAACACAAAAAAAACAAATAAAGATTTGATGGCTAGTCTTTCAAAACGAGAAACAGAAATTCGAGAAAAATTGAATAAATCACGCAAGGATTACTATTCGATACAACCAAAGCCCGCCGGCCCGAGCCTTGCGAACGTCCCCATGCTCACTGCCGATCAAAAAGAAAAAAAAGCTGATGTGCAAAAGGCTTTGCTGCATCTGCAAAACGAATTGAAGACTATTCAGGATCAAAAATCGGAAACAGAGGATATAATTAGATTAACAGAAAAAAA